GGTTAAGGGCCAGCGCTGAATCTGAGCGCGTAAGCACTACAGATGAGTGTCACAGGCTGAGGATCTGATTACCCCCTAAAAGGAGGGTCAGTGAAAAGCCTGATCTCACTCTGGTCCCGACTAGCAGAGGAATCTGCCAGTCTGTGCTGCACTAGCGCCACTCTGGACATTAAGACCGTCCAGAGGCGGTACGAACATGAGGGGTTATCGTTTCTAACGATCACCCTACCTGCTCTTGGAAAAGCTACCCAAAAGTGGCTTGACCAAGGACAGGTCGACATCAACTCTCCTTATCATAAGAGAAGGAGAGGAAGTCTCCCCCCATTTCTGGGAGGTTTCTTCCGTCGTGTGTTCGACCGGAACAGTGGTGCGTTACTCGATGAACCATGTATCGATTCAATTATTGCTCTACGTCAGTTAACACTGATGTTCGGCAAAATTGAGCTTGATTGCTCGAAAGAGCGTCAGGCTCAAGCGATACGGAATTTCATTGAGTGTGAGCAGGATGTCCGGCAGTTCGACTCCACGATCTCAGAGAGTGATCTCGCGGATTTTGGTAATATGTCGAACTTGCTTTACGGGGACATGTTCACCCAATTGGAACTAAAGCTCCAAGAAGGTGGCTTGATTCCCAAGCATGGCCCAGGTGCCACTGCTGAAGGACTTTCCAGTAATGGGAAGTACCTTTCGCAGTCCTGGACCAGCCGACTTCAGAGAAGTTTCAATTTCTCTGAGTACCTCGCCGCTAATGTTCCCTCGTATGTGTATTCGTACATGTATGAGGGTTCTGGCGGGGTGTCCATCCTCGAACCTGGAGAAGAGGAGCCCGTTAGGGTTCATCTTGTTCCTAAGACATTGAAGACTCCTCGTGTGATTGCCATCGAGCCAACCTGTATGCAATATATGCAACAGGCGCTTTATGGCGCATTCACCGAGTGCTTTGAGAGGGATAACCTCCTCAAAAGGCTAATCGGATTTGACGATCAGGTTCCTAATCAGGAACTTGCTCGGCGTGGCTCCCTTGGCTTGGGAGTCGCGACACTCGATTTGAGTGACGCTTCCGATCGTGTCTCCAATCAGCTCGTTAGGACGATGTTGCGTCGGTGGCCAACTTTGTTGGAGGCCGTCGATGCGACCCGTTCCAGACGGGCTGTCTTGCCTGGTTCAGACGAAGTAATTCGCCTGGCCAAGTTCGCGTCTATGGGTTCGGCGCTCTGTTTCCCGATGGAGGCCTTGGTCTTTACGACCTTGATCTTCTTAGGGATTCAGAGAACGCTTAACGCCCCACTGACCAGGTTAGGGATCAAAAGATCCTTCTCCCGGTCGGTGCGCGTCTACGGGGATGATCTAATTGTCCCCGTGGACAACGTGGAATCCATCGTGCAGACCCTCGAGCATTTCGGTGCTCGGGTTGGACTGGACAAGAGTTTCTGGACTGGAAAGTTCAGGGAGTCTTGTGGTCGCGAGTATTACGCGGGTGAGGACGTATCAATAGTCCGAGTCCGCAGATTACTTCCGACACGATGGCAGGACGTCGACGAGATAGCTTCCACAGTATCTCTCCGTAACCAGTTATACCAGGCTGGCTATTGGAGAACCTGTGGATGGTTGGATGTTGGCTTGAAGAAGTGGCTGAAAGGCCACTATCCAAACGTCTCATCCAGCTCCTCGTTATTGGGCAGGGAATGCTCCTTGGGAGTAACATCCCAAGAGGTACTGGGACGAAAGTTCCAGCGAGCATG